AATGATGTATAGCCTAATCCTATTTTAACTTTAGTTGCGGATCGGTCTAATGTTATTGAACCCGAACTGACAGTTTTGTTTGGATGTGTTGCGCCATCTGCTAATATAGAAACTGATTGTCCTTCAAGATGTGATAATCCAGAAATAGTTGTTGCTGCTGATCCACTGTAAGATAATTGTGAATCTAAAAAATTAAATGATGTGTTATCGCTTTCATCAAAATCAAATGTATTTAAAAATTCTACATATCGTTTAGTTGCGCCATTGATTGTTCTTTTAATAATCATATATAATTCATATTCACTATCTTCAGTTGGTATCACTGCAACAGATTCACAAACTGCATTACCACTTCCAAAGGCTCCGCCAAAAACATGCCTATGCCAAGCAACTACTTCTTGTTCTCTTTGATATGTTAGTGCAACTAACTCACCATCATTTCTTACACACCAAATAATTGCTAGTGGTTCTTCTTGGTATGCCATCTCTACAATACCTCCATCAGTAACGTGTTCGGCAAGGATAGTTAGATCCGGAGCTATGTAACCATCCACATCAAAGTTGTAAGCAAGTTCTCTTAATTTTCTTTTAGCTCTTTGTACAAACAAAGTAGCATTAGCAACTGCAACAGCATCTATGTTTGCGGCACCATGGTTAGATTGTTTTTTAATTAAAATGTTTGTTGGTGTTACAGCATCATTATCTCCACCACCACTAACTGTAAACTCACCACCTGCAGTACCAATAATTAAAGTTCTACCGGCTGCCATAAATCTAATAGCATTAACTTGGTTAGATGCGATTGTATAAATGATTGCATCATCATCTGCTACAGTACCACCAATATTTGCATCCATGTTTTCGTAATCACCAGACTTAGAAAAGAATACTGCTTGTGGTTGCGATAATGTTGCAGCAAAAACCAATCGTTGTTCAAAGAATGATACGCAAGAAGGATGACCAGTGGTATTTGAAAAAGCACCTAAGTTCCAATCAGTAGATGCACTGGCTGATCCTGTGTCTACTAATATTTCTACAGTTACAACTGTAGCACTTGTAAATCCTGTTACTTTTGCATGTCCATCTCTAAATCTAATTAATCTTCCAACATCTGTTGAAACAAATGTACTAGCACTAGCAGTAAAAGTTCTACCAGTTCCTACTGTACTTGCTGAAGCTGTAATTGTTGTAGTTGATGTATTGGTATCTAGGTATGGACCATTAGTAAAATCTACTTCTGTTAATGTCCAAGAGGTATGACCTGTTCTTGATAGTTTTCTCGTTGCATGATTAGGATGTGTAATATACATTACGTCAGCAGATTGTGCGAACTTAATATCAAAAAGTTCTGCAGTAAGATAAGGTGTAGATATTTCATAAGGAGATCCGCTAGATAATATCTGACCATTATCTCTATAGAATCTCATATACTGATTACCTAATTCTAAAATATAAGTTTGTGTTGTAGAAAATTCAAAAGATATTAATCTTGTTTTAGCACTACTTGTTTTTACTTCAGCAATAAAAGTTGTGCCGGGTCTACGAGCTGCAGCGCCATGTGGATAGATAACCATATTCTCTACAGTTGCGCAACCTGCAGAATATTTTGCTAAATCATTTCTACCATCTAATCTTGGTGATAATTCACCCGCTGTAAAATTTGAAAGTTGTGCAGCTACTCTAGCCATGTATTAGAACCTTGAGTTAATAAATGTACCAGCATCTATAACATCTGCCATTCCATCTTCTTGTGTAGTATTATATCCTTCAGTTGAATCAACAAATCTAGCATCTCTTAATTTTTCTTGATAAAGAGCTAACATGTTTTGTTGTGTGGTATTGTTAGATGTAATAGCATAAGCTATATCTGCAGCTAGTGCTGCTGATAATGTTTCTCTTAAATTTTCATCATATTGATTTGGATCTGTAACTCTTGAGATATATAATATCTTCATAGAAGAGTTGTTAGATAATATTGATCTACCTTCTACTTTGTGATCTGAATCATAATCTAGTATTCTAAGTAATCTTAAACAATCACCGGGTAGATCATATTTAAAACTGTAACCCCATGCAGGAGTTGTAGTTGATTGTGCTAGTTCTAATCTTTCTTGTAAGCAGTTCCAAGGATGTGATCTGAATACTGCATCTCTTACTTGAGTGTATCTTGAATTACAAAGTCTAGCATTTTTTGAATCTTCTGTTAATGAAAGTATGGTTGTAGCACCAAGTTGATTTAATGCTCCATTACAAATATCTACTGTTGATGCCATACTTACTCCATATTTCTTTTTGAGTTAATTGCAACTCATCTTTTTTCTGCTTAGTTACATCATTAATATCTGTTATATCAATTTTTTCAACTAAAGCATATCTATAGATTTTATTATCTCTTCCCCATTGAAAATGCAACAAAAGTCTAGGATCTTTATATAAATCAATTAGTCTTGGATCAAATCTAGCTATTGTCATTTTTTAATATATATTTTCTTCTGATCTCTCTACTATTCTCTAGTTGCCAAATTTCTTTCTCTGTTCTCTCTTCTTTTAGATCAAATCCATAATGATACTTGGGACCATGTTTGAATCTGTCTACCAAAACATACCTATATACATAATTATCTTTTTTGAAATGTAATACAGGTTTTAAATCTTTTATCTTTTTCATGCACTTTAGGCGGGTTCCACTCTCGCTTTCCCCGCCTAAAATTCTTTTTATTAATCTACAACGTACATCATAGTTAATTGAATAGTTCCAGTACCTGCAGCACCACCCATAGTTACTGACACAGGAAGTCCATCCTTATCAGCATCTACAACTGAGTTTTCACCCAGTGCAATAGTGTTAGCAGCATTTACAGCAGTTGCTGAAGTAGAAGCAGCAGCCGCTTTGTAAGCAGCAGCACTTGCACTTACAGCAGTACCCGCAGCATTGTTATGCGCTGCGTAACCTACTGATAGAGTAGTTGAACTACCTAATGCGTCATGTGCTAATCTACCAGATACAATTCTTGCACCATTTGGTAAATTAAACATTTCGATCACATCACCAGATGCTAGAGAAGATGCTTCATATTCTGCATGAGCAACTCTTACTCTACCCGCTAGTTCAGTAGTATCAATTTTCTCGGAAGGAACATTCTGATTCCATTTAGTCTTTTGAACTGAATAAACTGTAGCCATATTTTCCTCCTATTATGCTTCGTGAGCTTGGACCTCTACTACTTTTTCTTCTTCCATTCTAGTAGCGCCAATGCTCATGCAGTAGTACACTTGAGTAGCATAAGATTTATCAGCTCTTTCGTCTATTCTAGCTGAAACATCTTTACCAACTGCTAATGTAATACCATCTTGCGCAAATGCGATACATTTTCTTTTAGAAGATGCAATAGATAGTCTGTTTGATACAATAAAGTTAAAACCAAGGAACGAGTTGATTTCACCATTTGCTAATGCTTTAACAGTGTTGAAATCTGAACTTGTTACTTCAGTAGTACCTAATAGATCAGTGATCTGTCTAGGTGATACCACAATGTATCTAGCGATTGAAGGATCTACACTTGCTAAGTCAAACTTTTCTTTTGTAGTTCTTAACTTTGCAATAGTTAAACCATCTGTACCAGATTCAGTAATTTTCTGAGCTGAAGGTAATACAGTTGATGTTGATCCAGTTTCGCCAGTAAATGCAGTTCCTAAAGCGGCACTGATTACCACGTCATCCATAGCTCTACCCATAGCCATAGCTGCAGCTTGAGCATAAGATGAAGTCGGGTCTATTAAAAGACGTACTTTGTCCTGTTGGTCTATTAAATCCGCAAATTCGTAATCCGCAAGAGATACTCTTCTTCTTGCATGTGGAGTGTCAATTTGTGGAGTATCAGAATGTCTGCTAGTTTTTTCAACAGCAGTTACACTTCCTACTTGATCGAAGAAAGCATTTTTTCCGACAACAGATTCCAGACGTACTTTGTCTCTTAATAACGATCCCATTTGTTGAGACAACATTTGAATGTTAGCAGAATATTGCTGTACAAATGCTGTAGTTATTTGTGATGACATATTAGTCTCCCATTGTTATGATTTATGTTAAACAACAGAGAAGTTATCCACCTGCGTAGGCATCTCTTGGATTTAAAGTCTTTTAGACTAGAAGTCTATTCCTTCTTGTCAGTAAGGTTCTTTTTAAGAATTGTCTTACTTTTAATCCATTTATAATAATTTTCGCAGATTGGCAAGGGATCATTTTTTTGGAACTCTGTTCCATTCTCTTTTACGATCCTTAGTATCTCCAGTTTAATCTCTTCATTGTTTAAATGATTACTTTCCATCATTCAACATCTCTCTTAAAGTATAAACTTGTTGAACAACTTTGTCGTGATCTGGATGAGACTTGTTCCAATATGGACCATTAATATCATTGGTAATGCTTGATATTTCAGTTTCAATGTCTGCGTTTGAATTAACATTCTCACTTTCAGTTGTAACCATTTTATCTTCTGACATCATACTTGCTATCTTTGCAAAGCCTTTTATTATTTCTGGATGATCACCAAGTCTGGTCCCATTTGATAAAGTCATATCTAATACTTCTGGATTAATATTTGCTTTAGCAATCGCACCAGCTTGTTTTACTTTTGCATCAAAGTCTCTACCCCATTCTTGTCTTAACACTTGTTCAGATTGAGCTTGTGCAGTTTCAGTATCTATCTTTGATTGTTGTGCAATGCCTTCCATATTATTTTTATAAAAGTCTAAGATACCTTCAGCTTGTTTGTTATTTAAACCAAGTTTATGAGATTGTTCGGCAAAAGATTTAATTGCACTATCATCCATCTTTACAACATCTGATTCAATTTTTAAATTATATTGATCTGGTGTTTCTGGTCTACCAAGTTTTGTATAGGCTTCTTCCCACACTTCTTCTGTAGAATTTTTATTTGGTACTACAATTTTATCTTGACCAATCATTCTAGTTGCGTTGATATAACTTTTTGCTAACGCATCTATCTCTGTAAATTTTTCTATACTAGGATCATTTCTATATGTTTCGCTAATAGATTCTTTCCAAGTTGATTGAGTTGGTTGCGGTGCAGGTGTGTCTGCAGTGGCAACTGTTGTTTGTGTTGCTTGTGGTTGTGCTTCTGTAGTCGCTTGATCTACAGGCACAGTTTCCTGTGTTATCTGTTCATTTGACATTTTTATTTTTCCTTGTTTTGCAGCATTGATTTAATAAATAGAAGAACACTGCGTTGTCCTTCCATGTATGCACTCTCATGGCTATCACCTTTTACATTAGTGGTAGAATGATAATGACATCTTTTTTCAAGATCAGCTAAGACTTTTTTGCCTTCTTCTGTATTGAATATAAATTTATAATTTGTTTGTAGTTCTTTTATTACTTTTTCTAGTTGTTTTGTTTCCATACTATTCCACTTCAGTATTTGCTAAAGCTCTTGCTTCTTCCGGCAATGCTTTCGCTAGTGGTGCTACATCTCCTGCGGCTTGTGCAACTTGTTGCATCTGAGCCATTTGTTGTTGTTGTTGTGCAGCTTGTGCTGCTTCTTCTCTTTCTGCATTAACTTGTGATTGTAGTTTTAAAACTTTTTGCGGAACTCCTACAAGATCAGCAACATGTTTAACTAACGCATCAAAGTTAATATAATCAAATACTGGAGCTACATTAGCAAGTGATCCTAATATTTCTATACCTCTAGTGATTGATGAAAGCTCTGAAGATTTTTGTGCTTTAGCTAGAGGAGAAACATATTCTATCTCTATGTCTTGACCAGATAAAAATTCTGGTGCAGGAGCAAACTGTTCTCTTCTAAATAAAATATTAAAGCATCTATCAATTAATGGTTTTAATAATTCTGATTGTAATCTACCTAACACTGGACCTAACAATCTCATCTTCTCTTCGTTTCTTTGTATAACTTCTGTTGCTGTCATTTGTGGTCCTTGTTGCATCAATAGTTGATCTACATAAAAAACATTTCTAATAGCAGTTCTTCTTTGCTCTTCCATATTTAAACCTAGTGGATTATTTGCACCAATGTTTAGTGGTTCAATTCTATCTCTTGTACCACTTCTATAAAAATTTAATCCACCCGGTACAGTTCTAACTGGTAATAAGAAACCATCATCCGGAACTAATAGCGGTGGGTCCACTTGTTTTTGCGCAGCTTTGATTGTAGTTTTTGACATCTCGTTTAGCATCTTTACGTCTGGCAAGGCTGTCATAGCTGGTGATCTTCCATAGATTTCGTGTGATGCTTTTAAGTATCTAGGCACTACAAAAGGAAACTCTTGGAAACCCGATACTGATAATTCATTACCATTTTTCATTTCAATGTACACAGATTCAAATGGCATGTTATCTGTATCTTTTAATTTAGGATTGTAATCTGATCTTGGGTATACAACATGTAACATCTCTACTTCATTGTATGGATCTTTTGCTGATTGCATTTTAATATCGCTTGAAACTTTATCACCAAACTGTTGTATTGCGGCTCTTACTGATAGTTTAAATTTTCTGTATACTGTATCTATTCCACCTTTATCATCTTCAGCAATAAAGATTTCATTAATGTGTCTTGTAGAAAATTTTAAAATATCTTGATTATCTTCTTGTATAAACATTGCTGCTGTACCAAAAGTGATTAGATCATGGTACAGTTCAAATATTTCTTGTTGAAAGTTTGATCTGTTAAATGCTGTGTACATAACTTCAGTTGCGTTCTCTAACCAAAGTTTAGCTTCATCTTCCATTTCTAAAGATGAATCTTTAAATCTTAATGAGAACCAAGGTGTTGAAGGATTAGTTAGCATCCCATGTAATGATGCTGCTAATAATTCTACTGCTTGTATTGGTGAACTATCAAAAATTAATTCTGTTCTTTTATCACCTTTTGATCTTGTCTTGGTAACATCAGCTTTTCTTGGTTGCATGTAGTCTGCAACTTCTTGCCAATGTGTTTCCCAGTTTTGTCTTTGTGCTTTTAATCTGTCAAATCTTGATAGTAAAGATTTAGTTAAATCTGTTTTTGCCATTATACTATTCCTAATAAACTTTTCTTACCTAATGAGTAGTCATCTGAAACTTTTGTTACACCTTTTGATGAAGTTAAAATATTTTTAGTTCTTCCTTTCTTTTTAATTTTTCTAACATCATACTTATCATCTTTATCATCTTCTACTGGCAAAATACCTTTTTCGTTTTTTTCATCAGTTATAACATCTGATCTTATTGGCATTATTTTTGCTTCTGGAGTTTCAGAAATAGATTGATTGTTATCATTATTTCCACCTACATTACCGGGTTCTTTTGTATAACCTTGAGCATCTAATTTAGCTTTAAAATCTTTTGATAAAATTTGTTCTGTGCTTAAACCTTGAATATTAATTCCTTTTTTATTTGCAAACTTCATTCTTCTATTAAGATTTAGATTATCAGCAACATTTTTAACAGTTTGTATAACTGGATTTGTATCTACATATCGTTCAAAAAGATTTTTTTTAACATCATAACCAAATTTATTTTTTTTAAATTTAGATTTTCTTGCTTGTTCTTTTTTTAATTGATCTGCGTAAGTATCTACTTTTCTTTCGTCTGATTTGTCTGATCCTCCAGATCCTGCTGCACCTGCACCCATATTAATCCTTCTTTCCTAATAATGTGTCTAACGCATCTTCTTCTGTTTCTTGTATACCAAGAGGTCCAGTAAGGATAGTTTCTTTTCTACCTCTTCTTCTTCTAGCGATAGCATCTTGTTCTTTTTTAATTCTTTCTTTTTCTTCTGCTGAAAGCTCATCACTTGGTGGCTCCGGTGCCGGAGGTGGTGGTGGCAATGATGGCATCTTTGGTTTAAAAATTGAACCCATAATTATAAAATCCTATAATTATTATCTGCTACAACTTGTGGAGCAGTTTGTCTAGTATTAATTTCTTGGAGACCAACAGCGAGATACCTCATGGCATCACACGCATGGCTGCTCCAATCATGGACAGGCTTTGATCTAAACATTCTGTTTTTATCA